TTCAATTCAATTTTTACCTGAGGGGACAATAGCACGGTAGCTAGTGTCCTTTCTTTTTCTTAAGAGGGTATACATGGCCAAGTCTAAAAATAATCTTCAATTGCAGCCAACTCATCCACCGCTCAATTTAGTTGTTAACAACAAACTAAAGATGAGAATAGATGATATGAAAACAATTGATCCATTGACAGACAACCAGCGGCGAGTATTTGATGCATATGATAATTCCAAAATCATGTTGCTTCATGGAGTAGCCGGGACAGGAAAAACATTCATAGCACTCTATCACGCATTGGAGGAAGTATTAGATAAATCAAATCCATATCGACAAGTAATAATCGTTCGATCAGCTGTTCCTAGCAGAGAAATCGGACATCTACCGGGAGATGAAAAAGAAAAAACTGAAGTATACACTGAACCTTATATCGGAATTTGTGAAGATCTTTTTGGTCGTAGCGATGCGTATCAAAGATTGACAGAACAAGGCGCAGTAAAGTTTTTAATTACGTCGTTTGTCAGAGGCATTACTCTAGATGATTCTATTATCGTTGTAGATGAATGTCAGAATATGACAGATATGGAACTTAATTCAATTATGACTCGCGTAGGAGAGCGGTCAAAAATTATATTTTGCGGCGATTTTCGCCAAACGGATTTGTATAGAAAAACCGATATGTCTGGACTAAAAAAATTCATGGCAATTGCCGACCTTATGCCCTCTTTTAAGGTCTTCGAATTTGGTGTAGATGATATTGTTAGATCAAAACTTGTTAAGGAGTATATTCTTGCTAGATTAGACTACGAAAGTAGACACATCGTTCATTAATATAAATAAAAGAGTCGAGCTAATAATTCGGCTCTTTTTTATCAAAAGAAACCAAAATGAAAAAACTTCTAATTCTTATTACTTTATTATTTTCAGCAACTGCATCAGCGCAATATATGCACTGGCACTCGAGACACGGTCCGTATCGTACATCTAGTGATTTAGTTGTTCCCTTAATTATAGCCGGAGCAATTGGATATGGAATTAGTAGATCGCAGCAATATCCCAGCACAGTAATTATTCAACAACCGAGTGTTACTGTGGAAAATAATATGGAATGTTCTGCTTGGAGAGAAACACAACAACCTGATGGCACAATAAAAAGAGAACGAATTTGCTATCAAAGATAAAGGATAATACAAATGGCAGATGGATTTGATTTCGATTTCACATTAGACAAAGTACAGCATTTATTACCTCGAGTTAAAAACCACCAAGAGTGGTATGACTCAATGGTAGAAACTTTACCGCAATATGGTATCAACGATATCGCGCGCGTATCCGCATTTATTGCACAATGCGCGCATGAATCTGGCGGATTTGCGATTATGCAAGAAAATCTTAACTATAGTGCAGATGGCCTGCAAAAGATATTTGGTAAGTATTTTCCTAATCCTCAAATCGCAACCCAATACGCAAGACAACCTGAAAAGATTGCTAATAAAGTGTACGCAAATAGAATGGGCAATGGAGACGAAGCAAGTGGTGAGGGTTGGAAATTTAGAGGCAGAGGCTTAATTCAATTAACAGGTAAACATAATTACACAAAATGTTCTGAAGCATTTTTTGACGATCATACTTTATTAGAACAACCTGATATTCTAGTTCAACCCTACTATGCGTTAAATTCTGCATGCTGGTTCTGGAATGCTAATAATTTAAATGTGCTTGCTGATGCGCAAGATATTAAAATGATGACAAAGAAAATCAATGGTGGATTTATTGGTCTTGAAGATAGACTTAAACACTACAATCACGCAGTTGAAATATTACAGGAATAAGAATGATTTATAATCATGTTAAGGTGAAAGAATTTGAGGAACTGGAACAAGTTACTCGAGAAGATGGAGTAAGATTTTACGCAACACCTAAAGGTAAAAAATATCCTTCGGTGACCACTGTTTTATCAGCACATGGCAAACAAGGTCTGATGGAATGGCGTAAAAGAGTAGGTGAAGAACAAGCAAATAAAATTGCAAGTGCAGCTGCAAGACGTGGCACTAAAATGCACTTACATTGTGAGAATTATCTTAATAATGTAAATGTGCTAGATACAATTCCAGTATTTCAAAGAGAATTGTTTGAAAGTATTATTCCATATTTACACAAAATTAACAATATTCATGTTCAAGAACAAAGATTATATTCCGACCATTTAAGATTAGCAGGAACTGTAGATTGTGTTGCTGAATATGAAGGTCGCTTAGCAATTATAGATTATAAAACGTCTAGTAGACGAAAAGATAAAGATCACATTCATAATTACTTTATGCAATGTGCTGCATATGCAGTTATGTATGAAGAACGAACAGGGGTACCTGTAAGTAAATTAGTTATTATTATGGCGGTTGAAAACGATGATCCTCAAGTATTTGTCGAAAAACGAGATAATTGGGTACTCAAATTATTAGAGTATAGAGATTTATACGAAAAGGACAAACAACTTTTGACTTCTTAAACAAAAGGCGTTATAATAGAGTTATTGCTGTATGAAGCAAAGAGAAACAGATTCTGGAAGCGGGTGCGAATCCCGCCAGGTCCACCATAAAGATTTACCAGCCGAACCGCAAAAGCCAAATTCTTGTTGCGGTAAAGGATGCGAAGGGTGTGTTTGGATTAGTTATTTCGAAGCACACAATCTTTGGAAAAGTCTTTATGATGGGCCTGAAATAGATTCGACAGGGTAAAGAGTACCAGAGTGGACAGCACATCAGAGTAGATGTTAAAACTAAAACAAAGTAAACGCAAACGACTCACAGTTCGCATTAGCAGCCTAAACTCTGCTTAGGGTTTCGATAGGTTTCCTCGTAACAGAATAACCTATCATTTTACAAACACTCATACACACAAGGAGATTAAAATGAGTAATATGACACCGTTCGAAATTAGATTAGAACTTTTAAAAATGGCCAAAGATATGCTTGGTGACGATTACTACGGTAAACGTGAAGTAATATCTAACGACTGGTCTACAAAAGTGGAGACGGCTAAACACGCCGGGCAAACACCGCCGGATCACCCAGGCTTTCCAGCCTATCCCTCAGAAACTGATATTATTGCAAAGGCTCATGTATTGAATGGCTTTGTTTCTAACATTCCTCAAGATAATATAAAGACTATTAGTAAAAAGTAATCTGAAGGCAGGGGGAGAAATCCCCTTGCGTAGATAAATGAAAACATATACACAAACATTTTTAGTAGCAGTATCTGCAGTATTGTTGGTATCAATACTAACACAAGTAACAACATCGAAACTACAAAATTTAAAACAATCAAACTTTAAAGATACCTCTGCAACAGTTGCAGTTAGAGAACAGCAGTTAGACTGTTTGGCAAAAAATATTTACCACGAAGCAAGAAGTGAACCGTTTGAAGGCAAAGTTGCTGTAGCACAAGTTACAATGAATAGAGCCGCAAATGCAGGATTCCCAAATGATATTTGTAGAGTAGTATATCAAAAGAATGTAGTCTATGAAAAAGTAATTTGCCAATTCAGTTGGTACTGCGAGACAGCTACAAAAACACGACCTATTCACCAATCTGCATATAAAGAATCTTATGAGGTAGCTAAGAAAGTTTTACTTGAAGGATTCCGATTAGCAGGATTAACCGACGCACTTTATTATCACGCAACATACGTTTCTCCCGGATGGAAGCGACAACAAATCGCACAAATTGGCAATCACATTTTTTACAAATAAATTATGAACTTTAAATACCCCACACTACAAGATGTTATGAATTATTGCAAAACAACCTTAACGGTTGCTACTGCAGAAACAATTTCATGGATTGGAATTGTTCTTATTCATGCCGCAACTGTGCCAACAATGATTTCCGTTATGTCTGGACTATCAGATAAGATGCCCCCAGTTGATCTTATTTTGTTTATTTGGGCGGGGCTATCTATGCTGTTTGTTAGAGCAGTAATACTTAAAGATATTCTTCACGTTGTAACAATCGGTACAGGTTTTATTATTCACTCAACTCTACTTGCACTTATATTATTTAAATAAAATTATGTCTACATTAAAAGAACAAACACACGAAAAACATAAAGAAGCGGAAACGCAATCATTTATTAAAGAAATTTTTCAAAAGAGAGTTGATAAAAATAAATATGCAGAATATTTGTATCAACTTTATTTGATATACCATGCTATGGAAAATATTGCTGGACCAAAATTAGGAACGTATGAAGGCATCCCTGGTCTTTATAGATCTAAAGCAATCTTTGAAGATTTTCAGGAATTAGCTGTACCAGATAAAACATATACAATTAAAGAATCTACATTAAAGTATATTCAGTATATTATGGACATTACTAAACATGATGATCTAATTGCACATATGTATGTAAGATACTTAGGTGATTTAAATGGTGGACAAATTTTCGCTAAGCTTGTTCCAGGTTCAGGCAAAATGTTTCAATTCGAAAATAAAGAAGAACTAACAGAAAAGTTTCGAGCTAAATTAAAAGACGACATGGGAAAAGAAGCCTGTGTTGGATTTGATTATAATATACAAATTGTTAAGGAATTTAACTAATGTCTTCGGTATGGGATACATTAATTAAGATTGAACAATATCTTGAATATAAATTTTATGCTACCGGTAGTATTATACATGAACCAGCTATGGAGCGTTTTAATCAGCCGGGGTGGGTAAATAAAGTATGGGCCAGTAGCCGATACCGTAGAGCGCACATTGATGTAGTAGATGCTCGTGAAACTAAAGGACTATGGATGATGCATTGTTGCATCTTTCCGCATACACACAATCCTGCACCTATCTTTGGATTTGATGTTATAGCAGGTAAAAATAAGATTACAGGTTGTTTTATTGATTATAGTCCTGCAGGAGATATAAACCACCCTATGATTAAATATTTTGGGGAAGAAGTTGGAAAATACGAATGGAATAAAAAACGCAAACTACCAGACTGGGCCGAACGTATTTTCAGTGAACATATGGTAGCTGCTGGTAACGTAAGCGAAGAAAATGAATTAAAACAACTTACAAGTTTGGCACATATCCTAGTCAATCATTACTTAGACACAGTAGATGAAACTAATCAAACTGCTAACGATACAACACTTGAACAGAACTATTATTGTGAAAATCAAAAACAAAATCCGCACACTCCTAAAGTTATGGTTAGTTTGGGGTTAAGTGAAGATGATGTTCGGCATTTTATTCAAGAATGTTTGTTCCCAGAATTACAAAAATTAAAATGAACAACTTAATTTTTAAATCTATTGAACTTTTACCGTTATACCTATATAATATAGATATTAATAAAATAGAATACAATGACAGAACTTAATTTAGATGCAGTATTGACCGACAGTTTAATTATTACCAAAAGATTCAGATCACAAAATGAATTCTCTTTGTATATTGAAGAGAAGGTCTTATCTGAAAGTATAGGATATATGGATGCAGTAATACAATACTGCAATGAAATTGATATAGATGTTACAGCCGTTGCCAATCTAATTAATCAATCACTAAAAGATAAGATTCAAAATGAGGCAGAAGAACAAAACTATATGAGGCCGCGCGGTAAATTACCCCTATGATAATGGATGAATACTCAGTTTATAAAATGTACTTAGCTTTGCGTTTACATTTCACAACAGACAATTATGATGTAATTCAACAAAAAGGCAGAGTGCGAGCAAGTCGTCAAGCATATGCTAAGCGCAAAGATTTGTTCTCAATTAGAAAAATTGCCAAAAGCTATTCAGATGAAGAAGTCGCAAATTTTCTAGTAGCGAATTTTGTGTCGGGTGATCGTTGGGGCGGAATGTTTGATTTAGAAGCAGGTCAACGATATAAAGAATGGAAAAAGCGAGTCGAGAGTTTATCCTATAATTTCGAGCAAGAATTAGATAATATTATTAATGATTTGGACGAATCCAATCTAAAAATTGAGGATATTTTTGCGGTGTCAAAAGGTCAGCATCCATATATAATTAAAGCATTCTTACGAAACACAATTAGTATAGAAACTTTAGTGATATTGGAAAGACTAAATAAATTTACCGAGAGGTTTGATCGAGAGATTAGTGACACCGTAGTGTGGCCTGATGTTTCTAGACTTATTAAAAAGTACAAACCTTTTCTTTTAATCGACATGGAAAAATACGATGCAATCTTTAGAAGACGAGTTGGAACTAAAAACGCAGAAGATTAAGCGTTTAGAACAAGATATTTTAATGTTACAAGAATCGCTTTTTACAACTCAGGAATCTTTGAAAGAAACTCAGAGATACTTAATTAAGTTGGCACATAGCCAAATGGAATTAAATAAAAGAATGACGGCTTGGCCTTTTCTAAAGGTTAAAGCTAAAGGAAAAGAAGATGTTTAACTTTAAGGTAGGAGCCTTGATTTTTTAAAATGGAAAAGTTTAAGAAGAACGATTATAATGATCGTGAGAAGAAAATGCGCCGAGTTGAAAAGGGCACACAGAAGATTGACAAACATCGAAAGATTATATATAATGTAGCATCGTTCAATAAAGACGACGATGCGTTTGATGAGTACCTAGATTATGCATACGCTAATCAAAAATTTAAAAAACGTTAATACTAAAACGAAAAACCATACACCGTTAATACGAAAGGACATACTATGGCATTCACATCACTAGCAGATCTCCGCAAATCACGAGGCGGCTTCGATTCTTTAATGAAAGAAGTTGAAAAGATCGCAAATCCACAATCCGAATCTAACAATAGAAATGACGACCGTTTCTGGCAACCTGAGGTTGACAAAGCAGGCAACGGCTACGCTGTCATTCGATTCTTAGCTCCTCCTAAGGGCGAAGAACTTCCATGGGTTAGAGTTTGGAATCACGGTTTCCAAGGCCCAACAGGGAAATGGTACATTGAAAATTCACTAACAACTATTGGCAAGACTGATCCTGTATCTGAGTTTAATACTGAGTTATGGAATTCCGGCTCAGAGGCCAATAAAGAAGTTGCTCGAAAACAAAAGCGTAAACTAACTTACTACACAAATATTCTTATCGTTCAGGATTCTAAGCACCCTGAAAATGAAGGCAAAGTATTTTTGTTTAAGTTTGGTAAAAAGATTTTCGACAAAATTAAGGATGTTGCTGAGCCACAGTTCGAGGACGAAAAGCCACTTAATCCGTTCGACTTTTGGGAAGGTGCAAACTTTAAATTAAAAATTCGTAATGTGGAAGGATATCGCAATTACGATAAATCAGAGTTTGATACACCAAGCCCAATTTCCGAGGATGATTCTATTATCGAGAATATTTGGAATAAGCAACATTCTCTTACAGCGTTTCTTGACCCTAAAAACTTCAAATCATATGACGATCTTAAGAAAAAACTAGACATGGTTCTTTCTGGAGGTACATCTGCAATTAAAAAGGCAGAAGAAGTTACATTGGGTGAAGATGCAAATTATGTGCAACCTGCAACATCTGCAGCACGCCCAGCAGCCGCGCCAAAGGCAGCTCCTACAAAGGAAGTTGACTTTGATGACGATGATGAATCATTGTCATATTTCTCAAAACTAGCGAGCGATGACTAAGCTTGCGACTATTCTTTTTGGAGAAGATAACATGAAATCCCTTATTGTATTTCTAGCCGCAATGGCTATGGCTCATTCAGGTTTTGCAGCAGA